AATATTTAGACTATAATTTAATCCTAACTCATATATATCATTTGGAAAAACTTTCCACGCTTGGTTTCTAAATTTTCTATCTAAAGATGAGTAATATTTTATTGAATTTGTTGTAAAAGCACTGTAAAGTTGCGGATCTGGTCTAAAGTTAAATGGTTTATGATAAATGCTAGATAAATAATATGGTGCTTCATGTGTTTCTGGTGATTTGGCGTTTGTCCACCAATCAGCACTTGGGTTTCCAGTATTTGGTTGTATAGGTACATTCATAAAAAAATTACCTGTAACTTTTACGGTACCATTATTAAAACCAAATAATCTAGAAAGGTCATATTCAATATTTTGTTTTTCAGTATAAACATCAACACCCCTTACTAATATCAGTACACAATGTTTTTGCCAGTTTTGAGCACCCATTGCATCTAAAGAATTAATATTTGTAAATCTAGTAGGATTAGTACCACATGAAGTTCGATAGTAAATTCTTTGTGCGGAACGTAAAATACCAAAATTCATCAAATTATAGTTTGTTGTATTAGCCCTTAGTGGATGACTATTACTATTCAAATTAGCTAAAGTAGTTCCTGTTATTACTTGAAAATATTCCATCCCACCTTTATAGTTATATGTCCTTCCAGATGTGGATCCTGTTAAATATACTGTTGCGTTTCCAACAGTCGCGTTATCTTTTATGTATGTTACTGTTGTTTGTAAATTAGTAAAAGAGGTTCCCGTTATTGAATTTGTACCAAATTGGTTTTGAGTAAGTCCGGAAACATTATATCCATCTACATTTCTATCTTTAATATCATCAGGGTTTGTAAATGTCATCAAAGTTCCACTTGGTAGTTTATCTAATGTATCAGGATCGGTTATTAAAATTAAAACATTATCAGTAAAAGGTTGTGATATTTGATTTCCATTTTTTATTGTTGTTGTTATTTTATTTTGAAAAAACTGTGAACTAGATAATGAAGGAAAAGTATAACTCAATGTCGTAAAAGTATCGAAATATCTTTGTCTTAAATTAATCCAATTTAATCTATGTGAATAATTTATATCTCGAGTCAAATAAAAATCGCCAGGCCTAAAACCTATACTATTAATTGGGCATCCTTGTACCGCATATACAGGATAACCAGCAAGTGAGTATCTTATACCAAATGAATTAAGTGTGTACCTATTAGCTTTATCAAAATCAAACTTATCTTCAATTAGTCCCTGAAAGTATGTATTGTCACCGTCGTCATTATTATCACTACAATTTAAATCTTCATCGTCAGTTTGAATTCTAGCACTATCTGGTGTTTGTCCCCATAAACTATTAGAGTTTGTATTCATTAAGTATGAAGAATTATTTCTAGTATAAATGTCGATCCCATTTATTGTTGTTCTAGCAAGCGCTCCGTCACTTACTTCATATTCTAAATCCAAAGGTAATTTTCTTAAATCGCACGAACAAGTCTCACAATCAGGGTAAGACATGGATGGTAATGTTATGCCTCTAAATTCTCCTGAACCTCTTAGTAATGGGTTCACTTTTCTAACAAAGGCGACGGTAGCAAAACCAAAAGCAATTCCAAGACCAATCATTAATAAACCTAAAGCAATTGCTGGGAACGCCAAAATACCACCAACAACAAAGAATACGGATAAAATACCTAATAAAATAGGTACAACAACAGCTAAAACTCTTTTCAATATTGGCCAAATAAGTGCGGCAAAATGTAAAAGCGGTATCAATACGTATGCTAAAATACCTAAAGTAGTAATTGCTATGTTAAATACAAAAAATATTAAATCAAAGTTTCTAACCCCATCATTAACGGGCATTCTATTTGTTGTAGACGTACAAGTTCTATCGGTTATTTCTTTAATTCCTAAATGTCTCGATCTATTATATCCCCATTTCCACCTGTCAATAAATGAACTTACAGTGTAAACTCTATTGAAATTAAATTCAAAAAATTTATCGTTACAGTTGATTGCTTCATTAATCATAAATTGACCTACAGTTGTTCCGGTATCTCCGTAGTCGTTCCAATCTAAACTAAAAGCATATGATTTATTTTGTAAACTATCACTTGATGGTCCGTTAGCTGACGCGTTACTATCCCAACCATATTCTCTAATATTTGGAACTAAGTAATCGGCTCTTAATACATCTTCATCTTCTCCACCTTCATTTTGGTATTGAATTCTAAACCTATATTTACCTTTAGTTGGTATACCTACTTTAGGGTCATTTGATAATATTTGTTCTCCGAACTCGTTTGTTGTAACATAATCATAGTTCATAGGTATTTCTATTAACCATGTACCGTCCTCATCAATAACATTACCACCCTCAGGTAGATTATACTGTTCTAAAACTGGATAACCAAGAGAATCTGAAAGTATTGTTTGTCTTACTGCTAAAATTCTACCAGGAGCACTAACTAAATCACAAAGATTACCCGTATCAAACTTTGGTTTACAGTTGGTTAAAAGTGCATCCTTTTCATCTGTTGAAAACATAGATCCCATAAAAACACAATGTGGTTGTATTTCAATACCTTGATCTCTTAAATCAAAATCTAATCTTGTAATACCTACATTACACAATTCTTCCTCACCCCAAAATGAAGCGACTTCTATGTCTTCAACTATGTTAACTATTTGAGGTAATGAACCCAAATCTGAAGAAGCCCTAAAATTAGGTCCAGCAAACTGAGCGTCTGTTCCCATATTCATTCTGATTAAATCAGAAGGTCTTAAAGAAAAACACCCGATGTTTGAAAGGTCTACATCTAAAACTATTTTTTGATTTCCTAATGGGACACCAACAATCATAAAGTCACCACTTTCGTTTGTTCTTACAGTGTATTTATAATATTTTTCATATACCTCTAAGACTACAGGACTTGTTAAAAGATCTGACCTATCTGGAAATGTTCCTGTTGCTGCGTGTCCACGATATTCAGGAATATATGGTAATAAGTTATACCTATAACCATCTTCATTCTTATTTTCTATTGTTTTATAAGGGTATAGTGTTGAAATTATTGGATCGTTTTCATCTATAGTAGATAAGGGTACAAAAATAGAGACGGATGCGTTTGGTACGCCATATCCTCCATTAACAATTACCCTTCCAGCAACAACACCATAATCCGCACAAAATCTTGTATAAACATCATCTTGTCTTAATTTTAAAGATAATATTTCTATAAAATCAAAATCTTGTTCAATGTTTAATCTTATTGTTCTATCCTCACCCGGTTGTGTTCTGAATCTGTAGCTTTTACTCATTAGTTTGTTTGATGATAAATAGTTTTATTATCAATTTTAAGAATAAACAATAAAACATCGAAATAAACAATCTTAGAAAATATCTACTCCTGAAAGATTTTTAATTCTGACTTTAATGTCTTTATTTGGAAATCTAACTTGATAAATTTGATCGGGTTCTGCAAATATTGTATTATCAATAAGAGCTATTTGTTTTGTTTCTGCATTTGAATATTGTTGTGATGTTTCAGATGAAGAATACTGTCCACCAACTTTGTTGAAGACATTTATACCTACTAATGTATTAACTCCTGGTATGTCTTGTATTAATCGGTTTAGGTCTGATATATTAATATTTTGTCCCAAGTCTCTGTTAGTCGGTGACATATAATTATTTATTGAATTAATAACTTGAGTTATTATATCAGATGGTGTTGTTGTGTTATCTACTACGACAAAAACTTCAAATTCTAAGTCAATTACTTTTGCAAGTTCAATAGAAATATAGTCATTTATCATTCGGTACTTTGACAAGTATGTTGCTAGATTTGTTTTTAGATTATTAGATACCACTTGTGTATAAGCCCCTGAAACGTCTGTTGACAAAATTTTAATAACAATTTTATTATTATTTTCTACTATCGAGACTCTTGCTGGTGCACCAAAGTTACCTGGCATAGTATCTATTATCGATTTATAATCATTGATTGTCACTGCTCTTCTTTGTGCTGAAAAGTTATATGCAACCATATTTCTAACTTCTTCTGTTGTTGGTTGATTCGCACCTCCAATAGCCGCTGTTACATTTATAACTGATAGTGATTGAGATACATTTGAGTTTTCAACCGCAGAAGGACCGTTTACTGCAAAATCAATGGTACCTACTTGATTTATAACACCCACACCAATATTAGATGCTAAACCACCGCCAACGCGATATTGAACAAAAAGTGTTGTATTTGGTTGAACTGTTACTCCAAGACCTATGTTATTTTGATAATTTTGAAGCTTCAAAGGTATCATTGTTTTAGAAAACTGTCTAAGTTGTTCTTCAGGTGTTGTAGATCCGGCACCAAATTGTATTTTAAGAAAACCTTCAGGAGTATATTCTGTTATAAATCTTCTATCTGTTTTTATGTATTTTCCAACCTTTATACCAGCGTTATCAACTGGTTTTGTTGGGTCCTCAACAAAAATAGTATTATCAACCAATGAAGGTACCTCATACCATCTGTTATTTTCACTAATAAAGTCACTATTTCTTGGTACAGTTGCATATGATGTTCCATCTTTTTGTATAATAGAAGTTACTCCAAGCACATTTTTTTCAGGTAAGAAAAAACTAAAGAAAGGAAACACATCTTGTGGATTAATTGTTCTTTTGAAAATCTTTGTTGTACCATTAACAACTACTTCTTGTTTTGTTATTACATAATTTTTAATTATATTGTTCTGATCAAATGTAGGAACAACTGTTCTGTTAACATTACCTTCAGCATTAAAATCAGATGAAAAATCAACATCATTTTGTAATTCAAACACGGTACCTCCACCTAAGAATTGTGAACCAGCTCTTAAAATCCCTAAATACCTTTGATCGGGTTGATCTCCAAGAGCATTAACAACTATAGATAAGTTAACAATAGCAACTGAAGGTCTATAACCCGGAACTTTTAACCCGTAAGTTCTAGCTATATTAAAAATCGACGATCTTTGTTGTGCGTATTGAAGTACAGTTTCTTGAATACTTCTATCAATATGGAAATGAAGATTATCTCCAATTGCAGCATTTAAATCCATCAAAACAGAAAAGACCGACGCATCATTAAAATTTTGAATCAACTCAGGATAATATTGTTGAGTATAATTTATCAATGTTTGTCTTAGACCTTCAAAGTCCCTAACTGTGTAATCTATTTTTTTCGCCATTTTTTATAAATTAATTATTACAAATTCTCTTGATCCGAAAGGACTACTTTCATCTGTATATGTTATTTTCACTTTAGCAGTGTATTCTTCAGTATTAGCACCAGGAACTCTGTAAATAGGTATATCAAACTGCTCCGATGATAGTTCTCCAAGTGATGGTTCACTATCTGTATATGGTTCAATTGTAATGTCTTGTATCGTTAGATTAGGGATATACTTTCTAACCGCTTCTTCTATTTCTATTTTTATAGCTTCAAATGTTTGACCATCCAAAGGTTCAAATATAAATTCATAAAGTCTGGTACCAAAATCAGGTAAAAAATATCTCGATCCCTTTCTTGTTAATAGTAAATGAATTAAATTACTTCTAATTTCATCATCAGTCTCTTCAGAAAGTGAAAAATATTTCCCTTTGATACTTTGTCTAAATGGAAAAATTATACCGTAAGTAATACCGTCAGCCATATTCTATAAATATAGTTAGATGAAAATTTATTTAAATAAAAAAATCACTGATTAACTCAGTGATTTTTCTTGTAGATTTGTATTTCCTCTTTCGTGTCTTGGTTCGTATGGACA